AAGATGGCATGACACAAGAAGAAGCTATGGAGTACTTTGAGTTTAATGTTGTTGGAGCATGGATGGGTGAAGGAACACCTATCTTTTTGTACAGGGGGGCAGAGGATGAAGAATTATCAAAACTCTAAAACTAATGATAAAGGAAATCCTGTATTTAGAAAAAACACTGGTCAAACTTTATGTGAGGTAGAAATATATTTAAAAGAAAGTGATATTACTTATGAATATAGACTAGAGGCTACTGCATTAAAAATTTATAATGAAGAAGACAAACCTTATATATACTATATTACTACAGGAAGGTGGAAACCTTATAATGGAAAAAAAGCCCCACATTATCGTAGTGATAATATACAGAATTTTGTTGAAAAATATTTAAATAGGAAGTTTGATGATAACCGTTCTTGACATAGAAACAACATTTAAAAAAGACAACGAAGGTAAACTAGATGTTGATCCTTATACAGGAAACATGCTAGTATCTGTTGGGTATGACATTGTAGACACCGAATCAGGTTACATTTGTTTTACCCACACAGAAAAAGAACCTACAGAGAATGGCTTTGCTATACTGCAGAAAGTTTTAGATGATACTGACATATTAGTAGGACACAACATTAAGTTTGATCTCAAGTGGTTACTTGCTTGCAACTTTACTTATACAGGCAAAGTATATGATACTATGATAGCTGAGTATGTTATACATGGTGGTGACAAAGTTGCCTTATCTCTTGCCGAATCGGTAAAAAGATATGGTCTTGACGAGAAACGTACAGATTTAACAGAGCAGTACATGAAAGATGGTGTGTCCTTTGATAGCATTCCTTGGGATATTGTAGAGGAATATGGAAGAGCAGATGTAGAGGTGACAAAGCAGTTGTATCTTGCACAACAAAAAGATGTTTCTAATGGCCTTGCACCGACCGTCAATCTAATGAATGAGATGTGTCAAGTTCTTACCGAAATGGAAAATACTGGTATGAAAGTTAGTGTAGATGCTTTGACAAATATTAGAGAACAATATCGTAATGAATACAATGAGTTACATGAGTTTCTTGATGAAGAAGTTAAACGTACAATGGGTGACACTCCTATAAATTTAGACAGCCCAGAAGATAGATCTAAAGTTCTGTACAGCAGAGAGGTAACAGATAAAAAATTATGGGCGAGTACATTTAATTTAGGTTATGAACAGTATGGTAGTACAAAAAGAAAGAAGCGAGTAAGAAAATACAAACAAGATGATTTTGTTAGAAAGGTAAGAACATATACTACTGTTGTACCTCACACAGAATCACATCAATGTTCTTCCTGTAAAGGCAGAGGATACTTCCATCCGCTAAAGAAAGACGGCACAGTTGGCAAAGCTAAAAGAATTTGTAAAACGTGTGGGGGGGAAGGGGTTGTGTTTAAATCTACAGGAACAGTCGCTGGATTTAAGTTAGTGCCAAGAGATGCCTATGATGTGAGCACACATGGATTTAAAACAGATAGGCCTACACTAGAAGTACTGGCTATGTCTGCTAACGATGAACAGAAAAAATTTATTAGTGCCTATATAAAATACAATGCCATAGGTACTTACCTTAGAACATTTGTTGACGGTATAGAGAAGGGATTGGATAACAAAGGTTTTATTCACCCACACTACATGCAGTGCGTCACTGCTACAGGAAGACTATCTTCTCGTAATCCTAACTTTCAAAACATGCCAAGAGGTACAACTTTTCCTGTACGGGAATGTGTTGTATCACGATGGGAGGGAGGAAAGATACTTGAGGGTGACTACAGCCAATTAGAATTTAGGGTTGCAGGTTTTCTTGCAAATGACGACCAAGTGTATGCTGATGTACAGAAAGGTTTTGATGTACATAGTTTTTCTGCAGAGGCATTAGGTGTTTCTAGACAGGAAGCAAAGGCACACACGTTTAAGCCACTATATGGAGGTACATATGGAACAGAAAAAGAAGTTGAGTACTACGACCTTTTCAAGGCCAGATATTCAGCTGTTGCTAGATGGCATGTCTCTTTACAAAACGAAGCGATTAAGACGAAAAAGATCACCCTTCCTTCTGGTAGGGTTTATCATTTTCCTCATGTTCGTAGGAACTTTCATGGGGGTTCTACTCACGCTACCGCCATAAAAAACTATCCTGTACAGGGATTTGCTACTGCAGACCTGCTCCCACTTGCTCTTATAAATTTAAGAAAAATTTTGTTTGACAAGGATATGCAGTCTGTGGTATGCAATACAGTACATGATTCAATTGTCCTTGACGTGTTTCCTGAAGAGGAGAAAGAGGTGATTGAAATTTTAGCTGAGTCCATGTTAAGTATAAGATCGGAGGCTAAGAAAAGATACAATATTGATTATGACATGCCTATCGGTATTGAATTGAAAATTGGCAAAGATTGGCTTAACATGGAGGAGGTTTTAACACTCTAAAACAGAGGAGAAAAGTATGATGTCTAATGACGTTGTAACGAAAGAAGCAAGTGTGGTACCCTCACTGAAAAATATGTCAGTGGAAGAGATTGCTGCACTTACTGGGCAAGAAGTAGGTGGCTCTGAAAGTAATCAAGGTTTACCTCGTCTTGCTATTAACCACAGTGAAGAGGACAGCGAGGGCCGAACTATTTCTCGTGGTAAGTTTGCTTTAAAACTACCAAGCCTTGTCACCGCCTATGCTAAGGAAGCACACGTTAGAATCTTCTATCGTCTGTACACCTACAGCAGATGGGATGCAGATCAAAATACTTTCGGCTGTCAAACAATACAAGCACCAACTTTAAGTGCTGACTTTTATGACACTGAGGGTAACATGCGTTGTGGTAGACTAACTAAAGATCAAGCAGATGCTTTACCAAAAGACAGTCCAGAGATGGCATTACATAAGAGTGTGAAATGTAATCAAGTTCTGTATAATACAGTACAGCTCGTTGATCCTGTAGATGCTGAAGGAAACAAAGTGGACATGCCAGAAGAGATACCTTCTGTATGGTATGTTCGTGGATCAAGTTTTCTACCAGTAAGTGACCATATAAAAATGATTGCTAGACAAAAGCAAATCATGTGTACTGTGGTAAACAAAGTAACTACGTTGAGAAAGAAAATGGGAGGTGCATCCTATTACGTTCCTACTATGTCTGTTCTTAAGTCAATAGACATAAAAGAAGGTGATCAAGAATTAATGACCAAGTTCTTTGAAACGAAGGAAGCCATCAACAATAAGACGATGGCACAGTGGAGGGAGCAAAAAGAAAAGAATGCCAAGTTAGGAGATTTGTCTGACTTTGGTGATACTCTTGAAGCTACAGGATAAGACTTTTGTTTAATCCTATTCTTATGAAAGTGCAGGGATTTCTAGATCGTGCTACAAAAGAAGGTATTGATCTAGACCCTGAGCTTTTAGAAAATTTTAAGAATGACTGTGGGAATGCCCTAGTCAAGCAACTGTCTCGTGGCAGAGGTGAGTACTCTTTACGTATGAGTGGCTTGGGTAGACCCATGTGTCAACAGTGGCATGATAAGAATGGTTCACCAAAAGAGATACAATATAATTCTATTATGCGATTTCTTTTTGGTGATATTATAGAAGCTATTGCTATGGTGGTGTTAAAATCATCAGGAGTTAATGTAGAATCTGAGCAAGAGAAAGTAAAACTAGGTTTAGATGTATGCGAACTTAGTGGTACTTTAGATGTTGTAATAGACGGTAAGGTGTGGGATATAAAATCTGCATCACCTTATGCGTTCTCCAAGAAGTTTGGTGGAGAGTTTGGTGGGTACAATAAAGTAAAAGAAGATGATACCTTTGGTTATCTTATGCAGGGTTACCTGTACAGCAAAGCAAAGGACATGGATTTTGGTGGGTGGATAGTTGTGGACAAAGCCTCTGGCGAATGGGCAGTGTGTGAAGCACCAGACTATCAAGAGGAAGATGCTGTGGAGCAGTTGGATAGAGCAAAGTCTAATGCAAAAACAATGTTACAGGACAAGCCACTAAAGAAAGAATTTAAAGACAAAGAAGAAACTTTTCGTGTACAGTATGGTAAAAGAAAGGGCGAGATAATTGCTACAGGAAACAGAGTTATGCACACTGTATGTGGCTACTGTGATTACAAGATGCAGTGCTGGCCTACCGCAGAGCTGTACAAGAAAGTAGGAACACAAGCAACACAACGACCATTAGTTTGGTATACAAAATTAAAGAAGAGAGAAATAGAGGTATGATTTATTTATCTACAGAAGTAACCATAGGAGATAGTTACATTAATGAGAATGTATACTTTGGTTACCAAGAGTGTGATAAAACATTTGGTGGCGATAGTATTGTAAAAGAACTACGCAACAGGCCCAATGGCATACCAATCCGAATGACTAAGACGTTTGACCTAGATGAACCTTGGGGTGATGATAGGTTTGATGAACATAAGGAGAAAATAGACCATGACCTAGATATATTAGCTACACAAGCAAAAGTGAGAAACAGCCTAGTAGTATTACACTGGACAGGCATAGAAGAACAGCGAAGCATTTTAAGAGAAAGTGCACCTAAAACTTTTAAATATTTTAACGATAAGTTTGAGGATATAATACATAAAAACATGCCGAGGGTATAATGGTACTAAGACATCATGGCTACCGATCAGACTTTGAGTTGTCTATCGCTGTAGCCTTAAATAGAAACAATGTAAAATTTGAATATGAATCGGAGAAAATAGATTATGTTAGGCATTCTACTTATAATCCTGACTTTACTATAGTAGGTAAAAACTTCTTTGTAGAGGCAAAAGGTTTGTTTACCACAGCAGATAGAGGTAAACATTTGTTAATTAAAAAGCAACACCCAGAGTTAGATATAAGATTTTTGTTTATGAAAGCAGATAATAAATTATATAAAGGGTCTAAAACTACATACTCAGGGTGGTGTGAAAGGTATGGTTTTAAATGGTGTCAAGGGTTTTTGCCACAAGAGTGGTTAGATGAATAGAGAACAGTTAAATTTATACAAAGACAATCTTCCTAAAGATATGTACGTTATACTTCTTAAACCTGACGGAGAAGATGGAGTTAGTCTTGCTGTAGTGGATACACATCCTATAGGAACTAACCATGTAGACTTATCTTATATTCTTTCTAGAGGAGTTTTGTCTTTATTGGCAAATGACATGGACATGATAAAAGAGAGAGGACAGAGTGTTATACTAGATGAAATGAGAAGTGTAACAAAACTTCCTATAACAGATAGTATTATGGATAGGCAGGCAAATGTAAAACGGACACACAAAGATAACATTGTATCATTGTTTGGAGAAGATACAGATGATAAGCAGTGATAGTGTACCAGAAGGACTGGAGTATAAGATGAAAAAAAGACAGCAGTATGACTCTCACGATGATATGATAAGGCAGTCGGTAAAAGGAAAAGGTAGGCAAGTAGGTGGCAATCACTATATAGATTTTGAGATTATGCCCATAGAATATATTTCTAAAAATAAACTTGACTTCCTAGAAGGAAATATTATAAAGTATATTTCTCGTCATAAGAAGAAGAACGGGGCAGAGGATATAAAAAAAGTTATACATTACGCAGAATTAATATTAGAATTAGAATATGGAGAAAAATAAATGGCATCATTATTAGGGGGAAATTATTTACCTACAGAGTATCAATCATTTATACACATGTCTCGGTACTCACGTTGGCTAGAGGATGAAGGTAGAAGAGAAAGTTGGAGTGAAACTGTAAGCAGACTTATTAATTTTTTTAAAGAAAATACAAAAGGTATTGATGAAAAATCTTGGGAGGATATGGAAGAAGCGATACTGTCATTACAGGTTATGCCTAGTATGAGAGCATTAATGACTGCAGGTAAAGCATTGGAAAGAGAAAATGTTGCAGGCTATAACTGTTCGTATATACCGATAGATAATCCCAAAGCATTTGATGAAGTGCTGTACATACTAATGAATGGTACAGGAGTAGGGTTTTCTGTAGAGAGACAGTACTCTGATAAGTTGCCTACTGTTCCTGATGTAGAATTTGAAAAGACAGAAGATGTAATTGCTGTGGTAGATTCTAAAGAGGGTTGGGCTAAAGGGTTTAGAGATCTAATCTCTTTCTTGTATACAGGAAGGATACCTAAGATTAACGTAACTAAAATTAGACCTGCAGGCACACGACTTAAAACATTTGGTGGTAGAGCTAGTGGGCCACAGCCGTTGGTAGACCTGTTTGATTTTACCGTAGAGAAGTTTAGGAATGCCAGAGGTAGAAAGTTATCTTCTATGGAGTGTCATGATATAGTTTGTAAGACAGGAGAGGTAGTAGTGGTAGGTGGTGTACGAAGGTCAGCACTTATATCATTGTCAAACTTGTCAGACCAACGCATACGTTCTGCTAAGACTGGCGATTGGTGGACTACAAATCCAGAGAGAGCATTGGCTAATAATTCTGTAGCCTATACAGAGAAACCAGATGCAGGTATCTTTATGAAAGAATGGTTATCATTATATGAAAGTAAATCAGGTGAGAGAGGTATGTTCAACAGGGCATCAGCACAGGCTAAAGCTGCTGAGAATGGTAGAAGAGATGCTAATTGGGACTTTGGTACTAATCCTTGTAGTGAGATTATACTAAGACCTAATCAATTTTGTAACTTAACTGAAGTTGTAGTACGTTCTACTGATACTGTGGCTCACCTTACAAAAAAAATACAGATTGCTACAATACTAGGCACAATACAATCTACCTTTACAAACTTTGGCTATCTTAGAAAAAGGTGGCAGAACAATACAGAAGAAGAAAGATTACTCGGTGTGTCTCTTACAGGTATTATGGATAGCCCGCTGATGAATGGCAAGGAGAGCGGATTAGAAAAACGTCTTGAGACTCTGCGTGGTGTTGCTGTAGAGGCTAATAAATATTGGGCAGACAAATTTGGTATAAACCAAAGCACTGCCATAACATGTGTTAAACCATCAGGCACTGTTAGTCAGCTAGTGGATAGCTCTAGTGGTATACATGCAAGACACAATCCTTATTACATACGAACAGTACGAGGAGATAACAAAGACCCTCTTACAGAATTTATGAAAGCATCTGGCATACCAACTGAGCCTGATGTTATGAAGCCAGAACATACAACAGTATTTTCTTTTCCGATGAAAGCCCCTACAGGCTCTATTTGCAGGAATGATATGTCTGCAATAGAACAGCTTGAGTTATGGAAAATTTATGCAAAGCATTGGTGTGAGCATAAACCTTCCGTTACCATTTCGGTAAAAGAAAGTGAATGGGTGCCTGTCGGTGCATGGTGTTGGGAAAATTTTGAATACCTAAGTGGTGTCTCCTTTCTCCCCTTTTCCGACCACACGTATCAACAGGCCCCGTATCAAGATATAGATGAAAAGGAATACAAGAAACTTGTAAAAAAAATGCCAGCAACTTTAGACTGGCACAAACTACAGGATTTTGAAAAGGAAGATAATACGAAGGGATCACAGGAGTTAGCCTGTACTGCCGGAGTGTGTGAGTTAGTAGACATCTAATGCGGGATAATAAACCTGCTATAGCCCCTGCTGATGTACCTATTCTTAGAAAGGTGATTGCTTATTATCTAAATAACAACCATGCACCAGAAGAACAAGAAGCCTTGATCAATTTATTTCACCGGCTAGGAAGATTGGAATAGTAAAATGTCTGAAGCGAGTCTGTTTGAACTATCCGTAAAGGTCAATTCAGACGGCAAAATTATAACACAAGTAGATTACATAGAGAGAGAAACTCTAATCACCGCTCTTGACGAGTGGAAAAAAGATTACCCAAATACACATGTACTAGGAGCTGTGGTAGAATACCTCAAGAAGGTAGGCCATGCTGTAGAGGAAGACGTAGGAAAGCTTTGTAAGTCCTAATAGTTGTAAGACTTACCGTAAGTTTTCTTAGCTTTTTTCTTCTTTTTCTTTACTTTTTTGGCTTT